ATTCTTAAAGACCGTGTCTACGATCTTTTAAAATCTACTACTATACTATATACAGTAAATAAAAAGAACCTTCTCTATCACTTTAATCTACAGGAAGCTATAGATTTATCATTAGTATATTCAATGGTAAAATATGACAGATTAGAATATACTAGAGAAAATAATACTCTCAATCATTTTTACAATAAATTCCAAGATTTTCCTAATATTAACCAGCTTATACCTATCAGTAAACTGTACCAATCTTGTGAGAAAGTCTATAATCAAGTTAAACACGTTATAGGTTTTGAACTCCCTAAAGGATTTGACTTTTATAATAAGACTGCAACCAATGTTTTTTTTCTTTTAGAGCAGTCTGGTCTCGGAGTTTATTATGAGGCATACAAAAAACTATTTGCTCCTCGTAACCCTCTTTTTAATACGGTAGATAATACCGTTCTAACCTCTTATAATTTATACAATGTTACATCTAGACCCACTAATGCTTTTAATTCTGTTAATTTCGCTGCTATTCCTAAAAGCGACGAGCACCGGGAATGCTTCGTACCGAAAGGGGACTATTATGTTGAGCTGGATTTTGATGGCTATCACCTTAGGTTACTTTCTGATCAGATAGATTACCCTCTAACCTCAGAATCCGCACACGAACAGTTAGCTAAACATTACTTTGATACTGAAAATATTACTGATGAACAGTATTTAGAAGCAAAACAGATTAACTTCCAGGCAATTTACGGCAAAATACCTGAACAACACCAAAATTTAGAGATATTTCAAAAAATACAAAAGTATATTGACGATATGTGGGCTACATTCGAAAAAGACGGAGTAGTTTACAATCCTATCTCAAATAAACCCTTCACCAAAGGACTAAAAGAGATGCATCCAGCCAAATTAATGAACTATATGATGCAATCGTTGGAAACTGCAAGAAATATTCTTATCTTGAAAGATGTACTAAGGTACCTACAAACTAAAAAAACTAAATTAGTTCTATATACATACGATGCGTTACTATTTGACTTTTATAAAGAAGACGGGAAAGAAACTTTAGAAAAACTACAAGAGATCCTTCAATCTAATGGGAAATACCCAATAAAATTTAAATATTCAAAAGATTTAGTGTTATAGGACATAAATGATATTTATATATGATAGATACAGTTATTAGACCGGTATTCGACTACGATATCGAACCGATTTACATCAATGAAGATATGAGCAATAAACTATTCTGTACCTTCGCTACTGAAGAGACCTTAGATGATGTCTTGAATGAAGTGCAAGAGAGGTACAAAATTATATATAATAAAATTTTCGTTTTGCACGCCAAAAGTCAAGATGAGTACATTTGTACTTATAATGTAGATTTTGGTAATGTAGGAAATTTTTTAGACAACACTATTCTAGTACATAGAAAGAAGGAATCCAACACTTTATATACAATCAATGCACTTAATACACTTATTAAGGAATTGAATGGAGGTACTTTAGATACTTCATACAGGATTAACTGGTCGGACTATAGAAATTGTGTACTCCTTACAAAAGGACCAGAACTCAAAAGAGTAAATACTAAGCTATATAAGATTATTGAAATAGGATAATAAGAGTTATGCAAGAAATTTCCTTAACCGGACATAGTCAAGGTATCGGAAAGGCTCTACATACAACTTTATCAGAAAATTTTATTGTAAAAGGTTACAGTAGGTCCAATGGATACGATATAGCTACTGAAAAAGGTAGGCAATCTATATTTGATAATTCTAGTAATGCAAGTATTTTTATTAATAATGCCCATTACTCTAACGCTCAAACTGAGCTTTTTACTTTATTTTTCGAAAATTGGATGCACGATGAAACTAAAACTATAGTTAACATCTCTAGCCAATCAAAATACCCAGGACAGAGCGTCAATTGGTCAGGATACTCAGCATATAAAGCTTCTCTCAATCATCAAGCGTACCTTTGTGCTTTCAAAACTGACAGGGCTTGTAGAATTATTACGATTAATCCTGGCCTAGTTAAAACTTCAATGACTTTACCTGCTCAGGAATCCGGTAAGAAAATGTTAACTCCTGAAGAGGTAGCCAATATAATCAACTGGGTAATCACTCAACCTCAACATATTGAAATAGGTGAATTGAGCCTTTGGTATAAATCTTCAGATCAATCTCGTTAATATGGAAGTTAATAAGTTTAAGTTTAGATGGGAGGATGTAACCGTTGAAAGTATACATAATCCCCTACTACCTGGGTTACGGAATTTAGAAATAAATCCTACAGAACTATGTAACCGTAAATGTAGCTTCTGCCCTAGAGTTAATCCTGATTTATACCCTAACCAGAATTTACATATGAATGTAGAAACTGCTAGGACATTATCTAAACAATTGCAAGAATCTAATTATACTGGCGAAGTAGGATTAGTTGGATTCGGAGAACCGGTACTCGCTAAAGGGATATTAGAGTTATTACAGGAGTTTACTCCTTACTTCTACACATATACAATGACCAATGGAGATGTATTTTTAAGAGGTAAGCAAAAAGTAGAAGATTTTATAGAGATAGGTGTTAAGCTTCTCATAGTTAACTGCTACGATGATGCAGAACATTTGAAGATACTTACAGAATTTTTTGAACCATACGGAGATCTAATAAAAATTCAATTAAGACATTTGGAGGATACAGGAGAAATTACTATATTTAAAGAGTACGGTTTAACTAATAGAGGAGGAATCTTCAACAAGGTAGAACCTCAAGAAAGGGAATGTTATATACCTTTTTATAAAGCTATGATAGATTGGAATGGAGATGTACTACTGTGCAGTAAAGATTGGCAAAGAAACCAAAAAGGCTTAGGTAATATTAATAATACACCATTTCCAGAATTATGGACTAGCAGTAAGTATAGTAATATTAGAAGCCGTCTTTTGGTAAAAGATAGAAAATCTATACCAGCTTGTAAACACTGTGATGTTAACGGACTTCGAGTGGGTAAAGATAGTGTAGAGGTATTTAAAAGCTACTTATAGTTGGCTCTTAAAGATTTCTTTCTTATATTAATAATAAGTTATTTTAAAATTAGTTATATGGATTTAAATGCTATTAAAGCAAAGCTTGATTCGTTGAATAGCAACGGACAGCAAACAGAGAAAACAGATTATTCAAAAATCTTTTGGAAACCGGAATTAGGTAAACAGACAATTCGTATTGTACCGTCTGCCTTTGATCCTACCTTTCCGTTTAAGGAGTTAAAATTCCACTACGGAGTAGGTAAGTACCCGATGGTAGCCTTATCAAACTTTGGTAAGCAAGACCCAATCGAGGAGTTCGTAAAAGAACTTAGAAAGACCAACGATAAAGATAACTGGTCATTATCAGGTAAACTTAACCCTAAAACAAGAGTCTTCGCTCCAGTAATCGTTAGAGGAGAAGAAGATAAAGGAGTTCGTCTATGGGGATTCGGTGTTACTATCTATAAAGCATTACTTGCTTTAGCAGAAGATGAAGATATCGGAGACTTTACTGACGTAATTAATGGATGGGATATGGTAGTAGAACAAACTCAAGGTAATCCTTACCCTGAAACTACTGTCCGTATTAAACCTAAACAAACTGCTTTATCAGATAATAATGATCAAGTTGATTTATGGTTAAAATCTCAACCAAACCCTATTGAAGTACATAGAGAGTATGATTACGATTTCATTAAGAAACAATTACAAAATTACTTAAATCCAGGTTCTGCAGAAGATGAGACTTCAGGTACACCGTTAGATAACGTAAACAGTAATATTGATTCTTCTCTACCTTCAAGTTTAGGACAAGAAAAAGTACCTGCCGAATATACTACTGAAGCCGCAATAGCAGGCAATAAAGATACAGTTAGTAAATTCGACGATTTATTTAATGAGTAAGGTTAAATTTGTATACTGCTTCATAAAAAAGCTTTCTACTAATATGGAGCAGTATACTATTAATCTACAATTATTAGAGAAATCAATCAAAGACCTAAGTAAGCACTACCCGTATCGGTTAATTACTGATCTTGAAACATTAGATGATGTAAAATCGTTAACTAATAAGATAGAAATAGTAAATTCTGACAGTTTCATCTTCCTAGATGATTTCAAAATATCGCTAATAGAGAAACTGAATCCTGATGAAGTTATAATAGATCCAGATTTATTTGTATTTAATAAGTTAGATATAGACTTAAGTAAGGCAATGGTGTTCGAGCATAAAGATAAACCCTACCATTCCTGGTATAAAGATCATATAGAGGAATTAAAAGGTACATTACTTTATGACAGAATTAAGACTGCAGGTAAACTTCCTTTTGTACCGAATATAGGTTTTTTTAAAATGAGTGATAAAAAATTACGTGCAGAATTTTTAAAAACGTATAGGCTTTATAGAGACGACCTATGTAATAAGGTT